TTTCAGTGCTAACGTCTTCATCTACTTTAATTTCTACTTCGGTTAAGTTTTCTGCTTTTTCGTCAGGAAACTCATACCCTACCTGCTGCATAGCCATATTTTATACCTCACGCACGAGTAACTTTACTCGGATCATCGACAACGGCTTCCACAGAATCATCGTTTATTAGGCGATATTCCTGCTTGCCGACCCTAAATCTTGTACCGCTATTAGCCCGAAACATCACATAATTACCCCGTTCACACCACGGGCCAGTGGGGAACCTGTCTGTATCGCTGTATGCTTGCTCGCCCATGTCCAGAACTAACCCAATCATTGACAGGATATACTCATCCCGCATGGTCTTTTCGGACTTCAGAAGGCCGCTTTCACCATAAGTTTCTTCAATGTTTGGTAGGGCAATTAGAATCCTATACCCGACGGGTTTAGGTATTTGTTCCTCTAAAACCACTTCCTGTGCTTGCTGCTCCTCTATCTTTAGCTTACGTTTCTGTTCTAACGCAGTCATTTCAGTCATCTTCATCTTCCAAAAAGTTTCGCGAGAGGTCTTCAATTTCTCGTATTGCGGAGGTTAGACCTCGGATCACCCCGCAAATCTCACGGTACTGGGCATAGTCTTTAGCTGACCCAGCTACCAAGGATTCTTCGCAAGAGCGCTGCTGCTCTTGTAGCTTTTCTCTTAATACCTCAAATACTGTCTTCGCCATTATCGCTAGGTTTCTCCCCAAACTTTTGGTGTTCGTATATTGTGCGTACCCACCAGTGTAATAAATCTTCCGAAAGCTCGTGTTTTATAAAGTTAATTCTTCCAGCAACTAGCTGTATGTTTTCTGGCGTATAGGCTTCGTGCGGAATTATCCGGTCTATACTTGCGTTGAAATCTTTTCGCCCACCACCATCTTTATGGTGGGTTAGTACAACGCCAGATATTGCACACCTACCGTTCTGTTTGTACCACAAGTCAATTAAATCTTGTTTTGTAATCGCAAAATCCGTTTTGTTCGGGTGACTTCTATTATGTTTCCTGTTTGTGTATGTGTATTTAGCGTGCGTGTATAAGGAAGCTAAAAAACCTTCTGGTGTGGAAGACCGCTTTATACGAGCTTTTATATCCTTACAGACTCTGCATACTCGACGGTGTGGTTCAAACGCATCTAACGGCTTTACTGCTTCGCAGTTTTTACATTTTCTATTCTGTGGTTCAACGTACAAAACTACCTACCTTGGCCTTTGTACTTCTTGTAATTACGCTTCTGGTCTTTGCTCATTGTGCTTCTTTTAGTCGCACCACCACCAATAGACGTACCTTTGACGCCTTTGCCTTCCTGCATCATTTCATAGGTATTGCGTTCTGCTTTTTTAGCCACCTCTGTTCACCTGCTGGGCTTTTGCTAAGTCAATAAGTGCTTTAGCTTCATCCAAGTCCCGTTTGGCATTGGCTTGGTCTGTCTGCGCGGCTATACGGCTTGCTTCAAGAGACATGGTAGTGTTTGCTTTCTTCTCCTCAAGCTGTAGTTTAGCCGCTGCTATCTGCGCATCTGCTTGGTCTTTCTGTGCTTTGCGCTGTATTTCAGCTTGTTTAATAGCTAGTTCTTGCTGCTGCATCTGGATTATCGGGTCTTGGGCTTGTTGTTGCGCCGCTTGCTGTGCTGCTTCCGCTTGTTTCTGTTGTGTCAACTGTGTACTTGCCTGTGCCATAGTCTGAGCGAGAAGCACTTCAATATCTTTCGGTAACTCCTCGTTAGGCGCGGGCAGCGGAGCACCCAGTTTTTCTTCTATCTGGCGACGATATTCAAACGCCATGTGCTCGGCTATATGCGCTTGCAGTGACCCCATAATCTGCTGGGCCGCTGGGTTTTGTCCAATCATCGCGGCAATCTGTGGGTCTTGCATGAATGACTGGTGAGTAGCGATATGCGCCTGATGGTCTTGGTAGATAAACGCCTTCATTGGCTTACCAACCAGCGCGTTCATGTTTTCACTTACTGGGTCAACCGGAGGTAAGTCATCGCTTGTCGGTACAAGTTTTTCAGCATTCTTTATTCCAAGAACTTCGATCATTTGGCGGTGTAGCTGGGGGAGGTCGTATATCTGCGGTGCCTGTTGCGCCATCTGCAACACGGCTTGGTACTGAACCACACGCTGGGCCAACGTAGTATTGTTGGGGTCGCTTACAGGGATTACATCAGTAATCGCATAGTCCATCTGCCTAGCGCGGGGTTCACCACGGTTGGGGACATACCCATATTCTTCTGGTGCATACTCAGCAATGATCGCCCGCAGTAGTTTGAACTCCTGTTTCATCGCGTAATGAACACGAGCTTGTACCGCAGCCATCGGCTTGAGTGTGCGCTCCAGCAGAGCAAGAGTAGTCCCTACTGGCGCGTTGGCACTCATATCACTGATATTCATGTCTGAGATTGCACCCAGACGACGACCTTCTTCAGTAATACGGTTCAACAACGCCAGTAGGGTCTGGGAAGGCTCTTTATATGGTAGCGGCATGATGTTGTCGCGGATGGAACCACTAGGCACATCCACATCACGGAACTCACCGGGGCCAATCGGTGTGTCATCACCTTTAACTCTAAGCCCACGCGACTTCAAACCGCCCGGTAGATTTGACAACGTACCAGCATCAACAAGCTGGCGAATAAGGGAAGTACCAGCGCGAGCGTACCCCCCTACGATGTGTATCAAACCAAGACCATAAAAACCAAATCCCGGTACGTAAACATAGTGTACAAAGTGTTGACGCTTTAGCATCAACGGGTCATCGGGGTTCCAGTTACGGCGTATAGCAAGAACTTCCCCAGTGCCCTGTTCAATAGTTACGACGTAAGGCTTGGCGATTTGCATAGTCTCATCGCCTTCTTCCTCATCCACGCCGTCTATAATCAGGTCTGCGTGTACTTCACAAATACAGTAGCGGTCATCAGAGGTTAGACTAAAGCCACCTTCTTCCGCTTTCTTTTCTTCTATATCAGTAAAGAATGACTGCGGCTCACCAAGTTCTACGTCACGGTAAAAGCCCGCAGCCTGTAGCTTGGTCAACTCGTTCTTAGTCTTACGCATAACGTGCGTAACACGTTCTGCTGTTTCTATGTTAGACGCACCGTACGGGACAATAACGTCTTCGGCTGGGATATACACCGCAACCTGACGGCCTAAATTCGGATCGTAGTAAACCTTCTTAAAAGCTGACCCCGCAAGACCGAGGCTATAGAGGAGTCGTTCGTGCTCAGGACGATACTCCACCATCACCTCTGTAAGCTCATAATTCATGTCGGCACGAACACGCTCTGCTGCTTCTTCCTTCTCGCGTGTTACTTCGCCTAAAATTTTGGTCTTGACGGGGCCAGAAGCAGGGAACGTCTCACTCATAGCCTCGGCTTGAAAACGTATGGCGGCTTCGGACAGCACGGTACTATACACACCGCAAGCGTCATCCCACGGCTCTGTCCGTTCCTCATACTTAAATCCGAGCACTTCCAAGCCTTTCACAAAAGTATCAGCCCACTCTTTGCGGCTATTTGTATCAGCGCTAACGTACCCAAGGAGATCATTAGATAGGATGCTTAACTCCCTATCCTCTAGGTATTCTGCTAAGTTTGCATCGAACGGCGCACCCATAGTGTCTTCAAGGCCAGACTCGGGCATTAACGTAATCTCTACGCTGCCGTCATCCAGAGTCACCATTTCTGGGTCAACGATGGTTATCTCCATCTCGGAGCCTTCCATCATTTCATCTTCCAAACCTTCGGGGGCTTGGTATACGCTTCGTTCAATAGCCATATTATTTCTCTGCTTCCCACTTCTTTAGTGGGCATGAAGAACTTTTAAAAAACACTTTGATGGGCATTACACACCCACATTTCTTACATCTGTTTAGTTTCGGTGTTAGCTCCGGGCATATCTCACAAATCCTTAATCTTGTTGCTGCCATTTCTTTCACTTCTGGAGTAAACAACGATAAGTTTTTAAGTATCCATTTCCGCGAATCCGCATCCAGCATCAGTAGTACCCACCACGACGCTGTTTGAAGTAGCGTATCTCATCTGCTTCGTCACTTGGTAATCTAATAAACCCACCCTTACGGAACCGCATCAACGCAAGCGAAACAGAGTCGACGTAGTCGTCATGCTCCCCCGCAGGAAAACTTGCAACTTCATCAATAACTTCTTCGGCCCAAGACCGGTTCGGTGCCCACACAATTCCCGAAGCAAACAAGTCAGACACGGAGTTTAGTCGTGTAATCTTGTCGTTACCCCGGCTCGGCGTAAACTCTTGCACCGGTATACCCATCGCACGCATCTCGTATATTAGGGGTGCGCCTGATGCCTTCTTTTCAATGATTATAGAGTCAGGTTCCCAGTCTTGGTACTGCTCTATAGCTACGCGTTTAAGCGTAGGGAACTCCATTCTCTCACGATAAGCATTCAAAAGTATAATGTTTGCTTGCTCTACCCCGGCGTCATTAGCTCTATAGAAAACACCCCAAGTAGTCAGAGCCGAATAGTCAGCCCTTGATGTCTTTTCAAACGCCGTATCCCACGCCATTAGTATGTAATCACAGTTTGGCGGGTCTTCTTCTTCCCATACTTGCCACCAATCACGCTTCACAATAGCCGAAGTCTCGGATGTTGGCTGTTGCTGGTACTGAGCCATCCATTTTGAGTTGGGTAGCTCCTCTTTTAGCGCCTTTAGCTCCGATAACTCCCAAAACTGGGGCCACAATGCCTTACCAGACGGCATAATTGCAGGAAATTCAATAACTTCCCACTCATCACCCCCGCGCTCGGCACTAGATTTAAGGACTTTGGCTGTTAAGTCCCTTAATGACCAGCGGGTCATAACTATAACGATAGCCCCACCCGGTTGTAGACGCTGACGAGGCCCAGATGTGTACCATTCGTACGTTTTGTCGTAAATATCTGGGTTTACTTCGGCTAACGCGGCCTCTTGCTCGGAGTGTGGGTCGTCAATTATGAGCAAATCCGCACCTTTACCAGTAACCGCACCGCCTACACCTATCGCAAAGTAGTC